TGTCTACTGCGTGCTGTCGTTGTATCACCAGCGCCAGCAACATGATCTGTCGTCTCGGCAATATCCTCAGAAGCAGGCGTTTGGCCAGTTTGAGCTTGAGCGATGAAAATTGCCCCGGGCAGCGCCAACGCAACATCAGCGTAACCAGCAGTTGACGCACCCAGATACTTAGTCGCTACTGAACTCGATGGATGTCCTACTGGAATCCCATTGCTGTCATAAAGACCAACACAAACACCAGCAGCAGAGACACCTGCGTCAGCGGCCGCAGGGCGAACCGAACCTTGAGCATTTAAATCCATAACGTCACCAACAAAAACAGCAGTGCCGTTACCTGAATCAACAGGGAATCGCACAATAAAGTGCTTAGCTCCAACTCCTTGAGCTGGGCGAAATCCCATTGGGGTATCACGATTAGGCATTTAATCCTCCTTTGAAAAAATAAACCCCGGAACCAAATCACTTAAACTGAGTGATTCAATTCAGGGGTCTCTTTTAGACTTACCCTTACCTTACCTTAAGGACTATTCATCTTCTTCGTTGTCCGAAGTCATCCCTAAGGATTTACCTGTTTGAATTCCCTTCATACTCTTATGAATGTCCTTCCCACCAATTCCGGGATTACCTTTTTTAAGCAATCTCCGAATGGCGTCCATTGGCTCGCGAGCTTTTCTGCTCTTATCTGCCTCTTTTTCTTTGTAGAGGTCTTTTGGCATAAAGGCTAAGACTGTATCCCCGCGTCTATACAGACCGTCGCCATCAAGCTCTTTCTCGCTCTTTACTATGCCAGTTCTTAACAAGTGTTGTTTAGGGCACAACTGCCATCCGCCTTTTTGAAGAAGCAAATTTCCTGTCTTTTCAGACAAGTTCTTATGCTCATTCCTCAAAAATCGATATTGATAATTTGGGTCAGTTTTATTCAAATAAAAAGTATCAACAGCCCCGGTATAGTCCTTAACAATTTCAAGGGTATAATCACTATTTTTGGGAGAGTCGGTTGGAGCATCCAAAAGCCCAACGTTGTCTTCAAAGCCAGTGCCTTCTATATTTTGAACATTCGTCATCGAAGATAATTCTTCAGATGTTCTCTTTCGTCCTCTAGGCATTATCTACTCCTCCCTGCCATGCGTAATTCTTTGGCTTTTTTAGCCTTCTCGATTGCTTCCGCCTCGCTGTAGGGCTTTTGTGTTTTAGGATTCACAATGTTTGTCCATTGCCTAACTGCTTGATCCTGCTCATAATCTGAGAGTGTAACCTCTTTAGTCCTTGGCCCACGGGAATGAGACACCCCGGAATGATCAAGATTCAAGTCCTCAGATAAGTCGGGCTTTTTATCGTCCATCCTTAGAATCTTCTTGGCATCTTTAAGAGCCAATGACAATCCTTGAGGATTGGAGGCGTAACCATTTCGGAAAATGCGGGAAGCCTCTTTATATAAGGGGTCCTCCGGGTTAAAGTCCGGGTGTCCTTTATCAAAATGAGGATACTCTCTTAAAACTGCCTCAGAATCCTCCTTGCGAATCCTGGATTCTTCCAACTTCTTGGACTCTAAATCCCGCTCTTGAATGATCTCCCACTTAAGTTCTGCCTTATCACGCTTTCTTTGATGCTTGTAGGCTTCGGCCTCAGATAGCTCTTCATTCTCAACCATTGCCATCAATGCTTCATCGGTATAGTAACTTTCATCACCGATCTTGATAGTCTCTTGGCGGACAACAACTCTTTCAGGTTTACGGTCTAATTCTAGCCGCTTAGCCCTTTCTTCAGCTTCCTTGGCCCGCTTTTCCGCTGCTTCGGCCTTTTCCAATGCCGCCTTTGCATCATGGGCGTATTTATCTATACGCTTTTGGACTCTAAAGCTATGGCGCTCTTTGATCTCGCCAAGCTCCTTTTTCTCATCATCGGACAAATCCGTCTTTCCCTTTAACTCTTTAAAGCGAGCATCATCTTTTTTCTCTATCTCCGGGTCCATGACCTGTTTTGGGTCTAATGTGTCTACCATTTAACTCTCCTTATTTTTCCATCAGAAATTAATAACGCTTTTTCCGACGTCTTGACTTTTTAGAACCGCCACCGCTCATATAAGCCTCCTTATTTCTTTTTAGTTTTCTTGATGGGCTTTTTTGAAGCTTTCATCATCCCCTCCATTCCTAGTTTTGGTTTTTTGCCATAAAGCATCTTGCTTCGCATCGGCATTGAATTAGGCATATCTCCTCCAATAAAAAAGCCCCCAAACCGAAGGTCTTCCTTCGATTTGAGGGCTTAGTTTTTAAGCTGCCTTTTAAACTACTTAAACTTTAACTGGCATTCGCAACGACTTATTCAACCCAACATTCATATTGGTAATATCGCCGTGCTTTATATTAATCTGGAACTCAACGTTCCCAACAAACTGGTCTCCCATGAACCGCTTGACTTCATGCTTAAACGCTTCAACGTACCACTCCAAAGATTTTTCATTAATTCCAGACATTATATGTCCTCACTATCAATGTGCTCCTCGCATTTGTCAATTTCATGATTTAATTTGTAAACCATCCGCTCGCACATTCCCTGTGCTACATAGCGGTCCCCTTTGAATTTTTTAAAAATAGTGTAGCTCTGGTTACTCAAAATCTTCATGCTCAACAACACCACACAATCATTACGCTTGAAATACTCTTCAATTAGGTCGTCAGACGCAACTAATCCAAGATCAATGGTCATTTTGGACGAACTCCTTATGGACCCTCATAATCTCTTCAATCCCAGAACATTTACCAGCGTAAAAATCCCGCTTTTCACAGCCTATTTGCTTTAGTGAATGAACGGCATTATCCAAGCACATTTGAAATTCTTCGCATAGATCACGCCATACCTGCGGGTTCTCGCGAAAAAATATCGTCAGGCGTTGATTGCGGTTGAGTGCGTCCTTCTCCTCCAAAAGCTGCCCCTGGGGCATTAGAACCTCCTTGTGGCTCTATTTGAGCTAAAACCATTTGCTGAGTAATCTCATCTTGCATCATTTTGATTGTTGCCTGGATGTGCGGAGCAACCAATTTCTGCTTGATTTCATCCGGGACAGATGGATCAACCAACATTCCTTGATGAATTTTAATATGATAAACGTGGTCTTCACCTTGTGTCGGCTCGCCCGGATCACCCTGCAAGAATCGCGCATTTTCCTCTTCTGGGGTATGAACAACTTCGCCATCGGCAGGTGGCAAGAACCTTGACAGCCCAGAATCATCCAATCCATCAATCAGCCATTTCGTCAATGAATGTAACGCCTGAAGTCCTTGAGCCGTCGCCGGATTAAACAACGGGTTAGCTATGAGTAGCTGATAAATGGCGATCTTCTTATTGGCCTCTAACTCTTTGTTGGAATTAAGGACATTCCCCGTCAACTCAAAGTCAGGGATAGAGTTAAGTTGAAAGTCCTGAATAGACACATTCTCAAAACGCCAAGGATTGTCTTTAGTATCCCCCGTAATCCGCATAAACTTATTCTTTGGCATATTCTCTTTGTAAAGCAAAAACCACCTTTTAAAAATGTCTCTAAGCGTATTATTCTTTCGCTTAATGATCATGTTAAGGCGGACATTACCTTGCTCAACAACAATGGCCGCCTTTCTTGCCGGGGCAGACGGGTCAATCTTGCTTTCAACACCAGCGGCGTAATCAGAAATACCAAATAACAATTGTGCCCATTGGCTTACCAGTTCCATGATAATCCGCATTGATTCATTGGGCTGAGGGAACTGAAAGAACTTAACGCTATTTGGATCAGAGGATGGGTACAAATACCCGTTCTTGATTTTAACCTCTTGATCTCTTTGATTCCCTGTTGGAGAAAAGAAGCCAATGGGGTTATTGGACTGAACCACTCCAAATAAATATTGATTAAATAAATTGTCATAGGAGGTCTGAATACCTTCCATTGACTCAATAATCCCCCTGGCAGACTTACGGCCTTCATCGTCAGGAATGAAATAATCAACTCCAATAGGGCGCATCTTGAGCGGAAACTTATTCTTACGGACAGAACAAGTAATCTCATCTTCAAGATTTACCAAAGCTATAAACTCATCCTCTAGCTCTTGGGTCTTCTCAATCTCACCTTCCTTGCCATCCTTAATCGCATTTATTCTTAACCGCCCGTGGAACTCAATAAACTCCTTTTGATATTTCCCAACCGGGATAACATCGCCCTCATAGTCCTCTTGTTCCGACTCCTGCGATCCTTCTCCGGCCCAATCTAAAATTTCCTTGATCGACCCCTCATAAAATTTACCTTCTAATTCCTTACGTAAAAATTGATCATATGAATACCTCACAACTCGCATATCGTAAGGGGTAATCTGATCCATAACGGCATTTGGAGCCTGGATGTAATCTTTGCGAGAAAACACATCAAGCCGCGGGCCGTTATATAAAAGTTTAGGCTTCTCAATTTCCTGATAAAGAACTTCTTGAGTATCGGGATCAACTAATGGTTCGGTCGGGTTTGCCGGGTTCATCAAAATTTCTCTCTTGATTTCCGTACCATATTCCTTGACCCAATGGACAATATAAGGACATTCACCAGTCTTTTCAGAGTTATGGAATAATCGATCACACCGCTCAAAAATCTCCATCTCATTTTTCAAAGACCAATTGCCAAAAGTCGTTACTTTTTTGACCTTTGGGATGTCTCCTTCTTCCGTTGGGATTACCCGCATAATGTCCTTCGGGGAGAAAAAGACATTCATGATATTGGCGTGAACAACTTCTAAAGCAACAGCAGAAATAGGCGTTCTATAGTTGGGGACTTCTCCGTCCGTACCTGTAACCTCTTTACGAACCATCCTATAGACTTCATCCCACTCATCTATCTTGTCGCAAAGCTCCTTATGTTTTGGCCATGCTTCCTCATGCCGGGCCTTAACATACCTAGCAATCCGCCTTCTCTCTTCAAGGCTGAGGTTAATCAGATACCCTTTATTCTTTTTCTTGATCTCCTTTAGATAATCCTTCTCATTCTCCGCATCGATTTCCTTGATGATTTCCTCATCAGACGGAGGGGGAATTTCTTGGTTAGGATTCTGAAGGAATGATTGGAAGTCTTCTGCCATCTTTACCTTATTTTGCTAAGTACCTTCTCAGGAATTTTGATAATTGACTCCTCTTTTGACGGGAGAGTATTGGCACAAATCCAATTGTCTATCTCAAGGCTGGCAATCCTTAACCCATGAGATATTATTGGCAATGAAACTTTTCCGAATTTAACAATCATCTTGCCCTGGTCATACTTGACCTCAACAACCAATTTGGGCTCTTCCTTTGGGGCTTCTGCGATCATTGGCTAATAACCTTTCCGATGACTTCATCCCCACGAACCAAGGTAAGAGTTTGCCCGGTTTCACCTTCAATAAAGTCTGTCCCAACATATTTCCCAATCATCACTTCATCTCCGGGCTGAAGGCACTTAATCTTTAAGTAAATATTGAATTCCAATAATGCCTTTAATGCTTCGGAATCACCTGACTTGGATTTCTCCGTTAAGGCCGCGATAATTGAATCTGCCTCTTTAATCAACTGCTCATCAGCAAAGCTATTGTCTGGGACATAGATAATCTTTGCTATATCCATTGGACGGCTTGATGCTGTTTCAGGGGCATACAAAATCCCAGCCCCAATCTTTTCCCCAATGACCTTACGCTTGACCAGAATGCGATCACCATAAGGAATGACCCGCTTGCCTGCTTTGGCGTTTCTTATGGTCGCAAGGTCTTGGTTGACCTTTTTGGACTCCGCTTCTTTTTCCTTTTGAATCCGCTCTGATTCTTCAGCACTCACGCCACCAACTTTAAAGTCAGAACCTCCACCCATAACGGTGAAACGCTTCTTTTCGTATTGCATTCCTTTGAGGCCACGTTCAGTCCTACCCATTACGCACCGCCTTTTTCAATCATTTTTACAGTCTCTTCAAATAAGTACGAAGACTGAAAAGCACCCGAACCACTCACATACACCACAACTGTAAGCTCAAACTGTCCAGCCTCATTTTTCTTCTCGTATTCATGAACGCCTGTAACAAACTTGGGATTAATTGCAGTTTCTTTGGATATATGAATAAGCATTGTCTATGATCGTCCTTTCTTTAAGGTTGTGATTATCTCCACCTGTGTTCCTTGATCTCATTAAACCTAGCTGACCAGAACCCATACTCCCCATAAACAAACGCATCTGCAAAATCAGGGCTTCGAATGCCTCTCGCCATTAAGTCTTCTTTCGTCTCTATTTGAATCCGACCCATCGCATCAGGGGCTTTAACTTTAATGCAACAAAGCTGATTCTTGAGTAATTCGTACTCTCGCTCCGGGATATGCTTTAGGTTGTATAGGCCCTTTTCAAACTTCTTGGCAACAATCCAATAAAACTGACTACGCAAGTTTTTAAATTTATTGTCATCAATTGCTTTGGCGCCATAGCCACCGTGGAACTCTGTGACCCCAATTCGCTTAGCTATTAAGTTATCCGCAACACCCTCACCAATTCCATCCGAATCAACCACTAAATTATTGGCCTGTGTCTGCGAATACTTCCAGGCCAGAATATCCGATGTCTCATTGGTGGCTAACCTATAATGCCCTTTAATTTCCTTCAGCGTATGACCGTACCTATATTCAATTACTGTCTCGCATTCACCATGTTTAGAGGCTACGTCACAGGCTATAATTTTTACCGATTCCTCTTCGTCTTCATCCTCAAGAGGTTTACCATCTAAATCCAGTCCTTTCCTTGCCCGCTCAACCCATGCCCGACTGATTAGCGTATCTGCTGTTTCCTCTGGGAACTCTCCGCGTACACGCGCAAGGTATAATGGGCTTTTTTTCCCCCACTCTATTCCCCGCTCCTCAATCCATTCATGACTAATTAACCCGGGGATTTTCCCGTGCTCTCGCTGCCACCTAACACATTCCTCACCATCAATTGTGATCTTGTGCCATAAGGGAGAATGAAAACAATTATAAAAATCCCCGTTTGGGTCTAGTGGGTTACCTATGGCTAAAATCCGGTGAGGCTGTAAACCCTCCATTGCCTGCCATATCTCAGGGGCAACGCCTAACGCCTCATCCAAAACAACCAACAAATGTGGGGATTTAAAACCTTGGAATCGGTTGACCTCATTGGTCGAAATCCCCATTGCGTCCCAGGGCTTGCCTTGGTACACGCCTAAATCTAATGACGTCTTGTTAAGCTGACCGCCTAACGGAAATTTTGATTGATGATAAAGAGATGCAATTTCTTTCCACAAAATCTCTTCGACCTGAACAAATGTCGGGGCCGTTGTGATAACTCTCGAAGGCCTAAAGGACAACAAGTACAAAAGAACAATCTCCGCGGCTATTCTTGACTTACCGCCCGAATTGCAGGACTTAACCGCCGTTCTGGGATTAGCCCAGACTGACTTGACTATTTCTTCCTGCTTAGGCCACCATGTACTGCCAAAGAGCAATTGGGATAACTTTACGGGATCGCTAGTTAAGCCTATTAGCTGTTGGCTTTGTTTCGGCGTGATTGTTTGCATTTCTAAGCAAATCCGTAAAGGTCATATTCCCGGAATGTTCGACTTCTTGTTTGTCTCGCCATCCGGCAATGTTTTTGAGACCAAAAATGCAGGTTGAATTATCGACTTCTTTTCTCAGTCCAGCCTCAAACAATTTCTGCTCGCTCCAACCCTTTGCGATTTTTAGGGCTTCCGAGAATTTTTGATTTTCAGAGAACTCCTTTGAGTCTGTAAATGCTTGAGGTGGGATTCTTTTCATTAAGGCGAACTTCTTTAGGAAAGGCAAATGGTCGGTCTCTGCGTATGTCAGAAGCTCATCAGCTAATTGATTTACGTAGTCCAAGGTGTATCGACTTGGCCCCTTTGGTCCTGTTTTCTTTTTTTCTTTTACAGCAATCATTTAACCTCTTCTATCGCAAAGAAATTGGTGTCTTTACGATCAATGTAGATGCGCCAGGTCTTACCATAGGCGTCAAAATATCCGCTTCCTGGCACTCTTCGAAAGTTAGAAATTTCCTGCCTCATGTCAGTGGCTAGGACATACAAAAAGATTACAAATGGAATAATCAAGAATGGCCATCGGGCCAATAAGCAAATAACTGAAACAAAAACTAGATAACCGACAAAGCTTTCAATCAAATTAATTAGGCCAATTGGCCGCAATGTCCTGAATTATTTGCAACAGATAGGAATTAATCGCTAAAGCAGCAGAAATAAAGACAGCAAATATTGTTAAATCTATATAACTGAGTCTATTGGGGCGTTGGCACATTTAACCTGCTCAATTGCTCTGCGACAGTTTTACGGAATAACCTGGAACCTTCGGCAACATATGCCTGGAAGTATGCTTGAATTTTAGGGCTATCCGATTTCCCCAATCGGTCGAATTCCGAGTAAACTGACATGGGATTCTTTTTTGACATGAAATAAAAAAGCCGACCCATAGCCTAGCGCTAGGGGTCGGCTCAAAAACTTGACGGATGAGTAGCTATTCCCAACCGTTTTTCAGTTATTTTCTATTGATTTAATAGGATCATAACAAAAATTCCTTGAATGTAAATATGACAAAATTGGACAAAAATGGACAAATAAAAAAGCCGAGTGGTTAGCTCGGCTTAATTTTTCGACTCACACTGATTAATCACCACGGTTTCGGCGGTAGAGGGCCAGCATCCGGGCCATTGTCCCGCTCGTAATCAACTGCGTTTTGCCACGGTTCGGTTTGCTCGTTATTGGCAAAAAAAGCAATCTCCTCGATAACATCACATTTAGGGCAGTGGGCGTCAAATCCGCCTTGTTTGTCTATTGCGGTCTCCAGCGCATTCATGCTCGGGGCATTATCCTCAACGTAGGCGGTGACAATACTGCGCTCATTTTGGCACGACGGACATCGCCCGCGGAACTCTAGTTTTAGTTTGCTCACGCTAACACCTCCCGGTTAAAATCCTCCCATGTGCGCCAGAGCCCAAATGATTTTCCACGTGCCCCGACTAACTGCACACGGGCGCCAGAGTCAATCGCCGCCCGTACGGAATCCAAATCGGTGTTGCAAAAATGGTCTGCCGTTGGGTCTGATTTGTAGTACCATTTTGCCGGGGAGTGACCGTAGATAAAATAGTACCCGTCCCCGGTAGGCTCATAAACGATCAATTTGGCCTGATCTCGTTCGTACTGATTAATTTCCTGTTGCGATCCCGCCCATTGGAGAGCGAGGGTGAATATTAATTGAGGGGTGAGGTTAGGCATTAATTTCCTCATTTTCCAGGCATCGTCCGGGCCCGCTCGAGTTGATCTGCCTCGTCAGCCGTTGGCGATCAGTCCAACGGGACGCCCCGCAGGGCGTTTCGGCGCACGTTATCGAGTTAATATAGTGTAGTGATCTACAACCCAATTAATACCGCCCCAATCCCCGCCGTTATCCTCAACAATCTGATCATCGTCGGGTGTAGTGTAATAGATTGCCGATATTAATAGATTGTCCCCGTCTGGACCTGTAGCCTCTATCAATGCAGACCACTCGCATCGATCATCACAATCAGGGAGTAGCCGATTGGTAGGCTCGCAGTTTGTGCCGTGGAGCCTATCTAGCCCTACACTGCCGATAATTGATACTATCTCAGCCCCGGTGTATTTGTGGTCGTCTCTGTTGGGTTGATAATATTTGGTGGGTTGTGTTTGGTTGGCCATTTTTTGCTCCTCTCGGTGTTCCGTTACCGTCTGGGTCGGCTCCCTGATAGCTGGATTGCTATCTAACTACACTAATAATATAACACTAGCCGGTTGCGTTGTAAAGGGATTTTTTTAAGTTTTTTTTGGCACGGCTTTTTGCCCCGGCCCGTCCTAGATCTGCGTAATATTCTGCAGTGCCGCGTATTTTTTTTGATCCACGGCCTGCCGCTCCGCCTCGTTTGCCAATCTCGCTCAAATATTTTTTGATTTCGTTCATTTTTTTAATCCTCCTAACTACCTCTATATATAGCACTAGCGGATTGTGATTACAATTTATTTTAAGATAATTCCAGTTTTCTTATCGTGCCATTTAGGGATCATCGACTTTATCTTTTTTAGAAACACATCATCCGCATATCGCTTTCCGCTTGGGTCACGCGGGAACGGAGGGATTTTCTTTGTTTTCTCTAGCCTTTTTAACTGCCGCATTGATCGACCAATCTCCGCTGCAGCACGCTCAAACGAATAAACAACTTTTCCAAGCATTATCCCTCCTTTTTAAAATTGGTTAATCTCCACTTACTCAGGGCTTCCAATTCTGTTTTGGCTTTTTAACCACACGGCATTGACAGGATTTTATATTACTCCCATCTGATTTGTGCTTTTCAAAGGCGGCCGCTAATTTTTCATGGTCAGCAACTAGCTTCTGGATTTTAGGGTAAATTTCCATGCGAAATCCTACCGGCATCATTAAGACTTCGGCAATAATGCAAACCAGAAGAACAAATGCAACCCAAGCAGACAATTTCTCAAAACTAACACCATCTTTCATTTTTCTCCTTTACAGCTCTGTTATCAGGACATATAAGCAATCATGCCTTATTGGCACTAACCCAGACAGTGTCCCCGTCCTGAACGATTTTGACTTTGATCTTTTTTGCGTTACAAGCCTTCTTTATGGCAGCCTTTGCAGAGATCATTGACTTTGAGAATATTGTCTGGAACTCTGGCAAAGAAAACCCTAAAGCCTTGCTTGAATCCAATAATTCAAGCGCATTGGCAAGCTTAACGTACTTAACCGAAGTCCTCCCTTGGATATCCCTTATGTGCGGGGGCATTTCTTTAACGTAAGGTGTGAATTCTTCTGCGATTTGGTTTCCCATATTGACTCCTTTTATTTAATTATTTATTAAATTTTGCCTCTGTTATTTTTTCAAAAATTTCTCGTTAAAATCCTCCTTCCACTCTAGCCGCCCCACTTAAAACCCTGTAAAAATACCAATGAAGACTAGATTTGAAGTTTCATAATAAAGTAGTCCCCCCGCCATGCCCATAAATCTCCAAGTATCTTTTTCTAACCTCCACCATAGCTTTTTTTCTTCGAGAATCTAAGTCTTCTCCGCTGGCATTAGATTTTTCGATCTTAAAGATATATGCCTCGATTTTCTCAATTCTTGCTTCGAGTTTCTCTAGTTGGTGGAATAGAGCTTGGATTGACTCATAAACTTCATACATATTAAGCCTCCATTATTTTGACTTTGACCAATCCCGGCAAATTTAACTTATAAACAGTTATAGCCGGTTATAGTGGATTTATGCTATAACTTCTTCCGCTGGGAACACCTTCAACCACCACTCTTTGGTTCTTAAAATAGATTTCTTTTTCAGCACCGAAACAGCAGGATTAAACATTTGCAATTTTTGCCAGAAATTGTTGCTCTGATCATCCCAATTTTTCAAAATAAAATTTTTAACCGCAGGGATACATTCTTTGGGAATGTCATCCCTTGCGATTTGATTTTTCAAGAGCCAGTTAAGATGCGCATTTGATTTCAATTTCATTTCTCCCCCTTGAGCATGGCGTGGATGGCTTCTGCTATAAGTCGCCGATCAGATTGCAACAGATTTATGCTCCGGCCAGTGGCTTCCAGTTGTTCCTGGACATCTAAGATTACGTTGTATAAATCCTCAACACTAGGCACAGGGCGTTGGCCGAATTTCTGGCAAATGGCCTTAATAAGATTTTTATGATTTTCCTTAACAATTTTAAGTAAATTCTGACTATTAAAATCTTCATTATTCCTACTAACGAATGACTCAATAAATCGCTCTAATCTCTCTTCATCCAACTCCACCAACTCCGGCATTGCTCGAGTGTTCCAGAGTTCAACCGCTCGCTTTTTGACACTCTTTAATGGCCCACAGCCTTTACACGTTGTGCAATTAACGAAGTAGGCTGGGTAAACGGAAATATAAACACTCCGATTCCCACAAAACGGACAAGGCTTCAACAATTCAACTTCGTTTTTCATTCTCACCCCCATCTATCCCAGCTTCCTTATCTTCCTTGCTTATAATCCCTCCACGAATCAAATTATTCCAATCTCAATTAAACGGATGCGAAAATCCATGAATCTTTTTTTCCATAGGCTATCTGGTTGCTTCCCCCAAGTTTTATCATCTGAAATACAGTCCTCAACAAATCCAGCGCAAGCAATTTCAAATTCCGTCATTTTGAAAGCTTCCTTGCTCAACACCCTCACCATCTCGGCTTCTTCAACGGCTTTCTTGCAGGCGTCTATGGCTAAATTATATCCAAGAAAATATTCTTCCGTGTGCATCAAGATAGGCTTATTGGGAAGCTCCTTTTTCTCCGGCCACAAGACCGCCAACCTCGGGTCTTTGACGTAGCCTGCGTCGATAACGATTTCAGCAATTTCATGGGTCATTAGCCCGCCATCGGTTATTCCAAGTTTCTTTTTGTGGGCCACAATTTTATCAGCCAACTCCTCAACCATTTCTTCTCGGGTCATGAGTCCTCCTGCAAATATTTATCTGCTAATTTCCCTTCTATCCTTCTAACAATGTCTCTTCCAATCCCTAAGACTTCAGACAAACTGAAGACATTGCTTGGTGGAGGTTCTTTCCTCCCGCTAACATCTCCGATTTTAGCTCTGTTATATTCTAAAATTGTGTCGTGGACAATATCACTTATTAAACTCATAACCCCTCCGGCTTAATCAGGTTGTTTTCGGCGAGAAATATCAACATTTTTGCTCTGGCCTCGGCCTCCGTTTCTGACCACGTTCCGCAATAACTGCTATGTTCCGATTCTTCAAATGACCCGTCACCACCAGACACCAAACTTTGAGTACCCCAGGGCATAACATCATTTATATGATCTCCACGCTTTTGTGTATAGTATTTCGCTGGCAACATCTCCCCTAGCTCTGCGACGGTGTAAGCAGAAACTACTTCAGAAAAACAATCTCGAAACCCTTCTTTATTTCCAAGCTGAAGTCGCCATCCTTTTTTAGGCTCGTCAAACCCTTCTACGTATATGCCTCTAACTAATTTATACTTACACCAGTAGAACAAACTCTCCTGTTTAAACCCAAGCTTCTTGAGTCGTTTCGCCGATTCAAGCGAACAGACCTGTTTTTCAAGTGGTAAGATCATTTCTTTAACTCCTTCCATAGCCACACGTACACCAAATCTCATCAGCAAACGGCCACGATTTAGCTGTGTAATGTCTTTCTTCTCGGCAAGATTTCTTGAGGTTAAACATATTCCGCAGGACGTGCCACTGAAGTTTAAATTGATTTATGATCGTAGGTTTCATTTCCCCTCCAATAAGTGCGGATGCTCGTACTGATTTGCGATAGATTCTGGCTTCTTTCTAAATGTCCTTCCATATCTCCATTTAAACCCACTTGTATTATTTCTCTTCCCTTGACAACAGGCAGATATAAGTCCTTGATGGCACCCTGTTTCCTTAACAGCTTCTTTTATAGAGCTGTAAACAGAAATTATCTTCCCACTCATGCTAAGCTGAATAACCTCAGTTGTTACTTGGGAGTTTTCAAAATCACCCTTCTCCCTATTGGCCATCCAAGTTATAAGACGCATATTTGAAAATGAATATGGCTTTTTACAATCAATTCGATCAACAGAAGGTCGCCAAGGAGATTTATAATTATTTTTACGCCAAGCAAACATTAAGTATTTGAGATCATCTTGTTGCATAAACCATTGCTGAAACGCAGCAAGCGAAAATGGTACTACCCACCCACGCATAGCTGAACGTTCTTTTATCTTATTGTATAAATTAGTCGCTAACCCTTTCGGCGTCTTTCTATAAGCCTGCGTTGCTTTTAAACTCATTTCCCCCGCCTTTCTCTTCCGGCGATCATTGAATTCTACAGATAATGGTAACAAACCCAAAAATTGCTAAAATCACAACCACAGTCATTCCTATAAACGAAAATATTTGCATAATAACGTCATCCATATTCCATCAGTTCCTTTCTATTTTTGGCGACGGCATCGGGACTCCAACCCGAATCTCCCATTAGGTACCATCAGGGCGTTTTTGCTTTCTGCGCTTAAACTATGCCGCCATATCTTCTGGCCTGTGGGCATTGGTATGCAACTAGGTAGGATTTCCGCTTTCGCTTCTGTTACGCCTACTCACAACCTACCGCCCCGCTTCGCAGTGCTTCTAGTTCGGGCACCACCCCACCACAGACCCTTATATACGCTTTCTATAAGATTTTGACCTTTTCTATATCTTTAAGGCTTGGGGCAGGATTTTTACCTGCATCCCCGGCTCTGGGTTTTTCATTAAGAAGATGGCCGCTCTTTCCTCTAGGGTCATGGCTGCTCCCTATGTTTAGGAGTCATGTGGATAACATCAGCAGCTCGTCCCGCTCCGCAATTAGAACATTTTGCTGGTGGAGGAGGATTAGTAGAAAACCAGGCCCCAACCCAACCAACTACATCACCTCCACAAAGCGAACAACTTCCAATTCTGATTTCTGCCATTTTATCCTCACTTTTTTTAACCCCAAGTCGAGCGGGTGTTCCGCCCCGCTCCTTATCTGAGGCAAGCATTAGCTTACTCGAGCAGGTTTATCGGCTAAGCCGAACTCGGGGGTATATTTTCCTTGGGGCGGCAGGGATTGACCTGCAGGCACATTGGGTGTTAACCGTAGTCATTGCTTTCAATGTGCGAGCCTCGTACGGTTATCAGGATTTTTCCAACCACTTCTAAACGGATCACTGTCCGTCACGCCCCAAGGGTTATTTGCCTAAACTTTTTTTAATTGCCACCCACATTTCATATTGCGCTGATTCCGGCAAAGTGTCTCTATCAGTAACCAAGGGGTCACAAAATAGCGCATCGAAGTGTTTAAATTTCTCATAAATCTCTTCTATTGGGACTGAATCCATTGCCATCATGCCCACTCCCCCTTTGCTTTTGGTTATTTGCCTAATCCAAAAAATCATCCTGACTAAGCGCAATAAATACTAAACATTCTGCTCTCGCCATTTTCAACGGGAGCACATCTGGGTCAGGATCATAACTATCAATCCTTTGCTCCACATATTTGAGAAGAGTTTCTTTTGCTGCCTTTGCGTCTTCATAACTTATTTCCTCATCCATACCCACTCTCCTTTACCTGTTTGGTTGAATTATTCAGAAAACCATTTAAATTTGTAAGAATCCTTCCTTTTTCGACATTTTTTACAGCTAAAAATAGGCCATTTTTTATGTTTATTGCGATGAAGGGGAGTGTTGCATTTATCGCAAACAAGAACATATCCGCAGGATTTCAATTTGTACTCCATCCCCCTACCCCTTTTGTTGAGTTTTAAATAAACGTGAATTGGCGTTTATGGTTTTCTATTCTTTTTGCGGCCGCTTCAAAATAGCCCTTGTCGATCTCATACGCCGTTAAATCAAAGCCCATGTCGTAACAGGCGATTGCTATGGATCCCGAGCCCAAATGTGTGTCCAGAATTTTGGCGCCGGGGGGGGCGTAATTATGTAATAACCAGCGGTATAATGCTTCTGGCTTCTGCGTTGGATGAATTTTTTTCTGGTCATTCATCATTTGATGTACTGAATACCTAAAAACTTTTGCTGGCATTTTATGGTTTGTCCACGCATATTCTGCGCTTGCAAAATTAACAACGGTTTGATGTTTATCCCAAACAATGAAATATTCGGATTCAGGAAGAGTAAAATTGTTTGCGCCCCATATAATCGCTTCTTTACTAACCTTGAAAAGCTCATCAAAGTATTCTTTGTTTGGCTTAATATAGTTCCAATTATTCATCTTGCCTGTAGGGTCGATACGGCTTCCAATGCCACGCTTCTGTTGTGAAACAATCCCATACGGCGGGTCCACAATCGCCAAGTCAAACGCCTTGTCCGGCATCTCTCTCATGGCTTCCATGCAGTCACGGTTATATATTTGGATGTTGCTTGGCACTTACTTTTATAGCCTCACTTTACGTTTTTAAGTGCCTGATTTCTTAAATATTCCTGACATAAAGAAGTCATTGTTCGCCCCGATTCCAGATGCCTTAAAGTTAGCTTACAAAAATCTTTCAATGGAATTTCCCCATCAATTCTTTCACTCTTTATGCTTATGACTCCTTTATCATAGTCGGCCTTAATGCTTAACCCTGCCGTCATTCAACACCTCGCTTGTAATTTTTAAGTGCCTGCTTCAATGTTTCAAGGTGCTGATTAAAAAACTCCTTAATGTCCGAAACCGTTTTAATGTCAATCGTCATAACCTCATCGACTTTATATGCGTCAATCACTTCTTCAATCCTCTGAAGACTAAGCGTATCAACGTCGGGCGTGCGGGTGTTCCATAATTCCCTAGCTCCTTGAATTTTATAATCCCCAGCACCACGGGAAAAGTCTACCCCCATGCCACAATTACGGCAAAAAACATAATTTGAACAATGCGAACTCGTTCCATAAGGACTTGGGGCCTCTAAGTCAGACCTTATTTTCTTGCTTCCGCAAAACGGACAACTCTTAACTTCGCTCATAGGCTCCTCACTCCTTATAATGACCGTGTTTCTTAACGGTTGACAACATTTCACGAGCTATATCTCGCCACAGGTCACCTTCAATGTTAAATTCCCGTACATTGTCCCAACTGTCTTCAAAATGCCTCTCATATCCAGCCTTGGCCATGTGTTCAATTAGAATTTCCATTTCATTCCCCATCCTTAATTACAATCCCTTGCGAGTTAATTTTTTACAGAATAAATGCGCTGACCAGAATCCAAAACCTAGCCCAAATCCTGTAGCGAGGCTGATTAGAAACATCTTTAAATATGACAATATTATTTCCATATTAATCCACCACCATTCTTTTCATGCCAACACGTCCAAAAGCTCCCAATCTTAGATAAATCTTGGCATCTAGGGGTGCAATCAATAAGATTCTTTAGCACATCTTCGGATGCCTCTATACAACTCCTTCTTTCTATGATTGATTCCTTATTTCTACAAACCTCGGTAATTCTTTCTACCCACCGTTCATAACAAGAAAAATTTTCCTCTCCATCCCTTTCATAATAATCTCCATCATCCATGACCTCAACCACTGGAAGTTCCCCTAAAGTATTATGTTGTGCTGACCGAGGCAGTTGAATCGGGGGGAATTTAAAATCCTTTATAAAAAATGAAAACGCAAGAAATATTAAAAATATTACTATCCAATAAATTACCAGTACCCTCATCTACAATCCCTCTCAAAATCCGTCTCTACCATCAACGGACGGTATTCAACTACCCAAAACCTCTTATCTGTTTTAGGGAGTAGTTTTCCTTTGCTTGCGGCGGCGAAAAACTCTGCGGCCTCTTTAGTGCTGAAAGCGGCGTACTCTGGTTCTTCTCTCTTTTGCGCTTGCATGGAGATATGGCAGGGTTTGGGGCTGTAGGCAAAGGCCGGGGAACACACCAACACCAACGCCAAACAAACAAAAAAACCGATTTTTGCGCCTAAGACTATTGCTGATATAAAGAATTTACGAGCTGGGGTCATTTTTCTTCTCCCTTTGGGCTATCATAATTTTTCTTTGATTACCCTAATTAAATTTGCAATCCCACGACCTTTAATATTCCCTAGTGGCCGCCTCCCGCAATACCATCCTGTAAACGGCCAAAATTCAACAATCCCATCTACAAGCATTATTTGGATATGGTCATTTTTAAATATATGCTGGGCATGAATTTTGTTTAACTCATTAAGAGCGTACTTAACACGATCAGGTTCCTTTTCTTCTCGCTCTTTACGCTTCACTTCATTGTATGCCTCGAATGCTTCGCCAGTATCGCCCATGCTATTTGTCTCCATCTTTAATCTGTGTCATTTGGCACCTTCTCCCTAAATTCTTTTTTGAATTTATCTGCGTGTTCCCCTGCTCGAGCCATCGAGAATTCAACTCGTCCTTTATGTCTGGCGACCTTTGAAATGTCCAGCAACAGATTACCTACTAGATAAGTCATGGCTTGTAAGTTTATCCATCGCCCCTCATCAGCCCACGTATCACCAATCGGCTCTATTGGGCCGATCAGCTTCTTGACAGTTTGATAAACATCTTCGCCTTCCATAGCCCTCCCCCTACGCCTTTTCGATCTCATTAATAAGAATTTCTTTGGCTCTTTTAATCCATTCCGACTCTTTCATCTCCGGCACACCGGGAACCCATACTTCAAACCTACCTACCTTTACCGTTTGGCCGTACATAACTCTCTCCTGGCTAGGATTATTCGTCCTTGAGACTTTTTCTTAATTCCCTGATCCATTTTGTCCTGCTTGCACAACGCTCAAGTTCCGCTTGATGTTCTTTTATATGGTAAGAAAGATCATTTAGGAGCTTTTCCTTCTCCCCTTTGCGCCATTTCTCACCACTTTTAAGAGTTAGACTCCGCAATTCATTTTCATAATAATTAGACGAAGAATCTTCTAAGCAGACATCGATTTGCTGAAGCATGAAATCCTTTAATGCGATATGTTCAAAGCTTGGAGGCTCCCAACTTAAAACTTTTTTACGCATTGCTTCATATTTTTTTTTGACTTCTTTCTCCTTTTCGATGCGCTCGGTAATTCTTTTTAATTCATTTTCAAATTCGATTCTTGCGGCTTTTTCTGCTTGATTGTCACTCATACGCTCCAAATTCTTTATCTCCAACTCAGCCTTTTTAATCTCCTTCAAATGATAATCGGTTGGCTTAAACTCATTTGGAATATTTGTATCCATTGAATCTTCACGCATGGTTACGCAAGCACCAAAGGCTCTAGCGCACCTTAACGCAAACTCTTTAAAGCTTGCTCCTTCTTCAATGCAAATCGTATATCCTGTTGGCATCTTCTCCTCCATTTTTGCGATTATTTTGCGAGCGCACGGAATTGCACCGTGTCCTAGCCTGCCCTTAAGCTTTTATTTATTTTCTTTATTCGGCAATAACGACTTAATCATGGGCAAATTAATCCCAGCTTCTTTACAAAATTGATCTAAATTAGCCCCACCAGCAGCGTCTAAATTCAGACCGAAGAAATTCCCGGCATTTTCTCCACTCATAATCCACTTTATATCCGCCTTCCCAGCAATAGACGCAAGAGCATCAAACTTAGCGATAAGAATTTCTTTTTGAATGTCTAAGACCTTAACGCTAATTGCCGTCTGATCGAACTGCTTTAAAGCTTTTGCCAATTCATCTGTCCCTTGAGCCTCTGCAACCAATTTAGCCTTGACCATATCTGCCGTAGCTTGGCCAACGGATGTAATTTCCTTTGCCTTACCCTCTGCTTCAACTTCAAATTTAATCTTTTGAGCTTGAGCTTCTTGCTCTGTCTTTATTTTTGCTGCTTGTGCATCTTGCTCCACAATTTGCTTTCTAATCTCTGCCGTTCCTACCTCTAACTTTCTAGCAGCTTCCACGGCCTTAATATTCGCCTCAGCAGTTTTTTCTTGAACCATTATTTGAGCTTCCTGTTGAGCGATCGCTACATTCTTATCCTTTTCAATTTGGCGCTTACGAAAGGCTTCCTCTGCCTCTGCTTTGGCGATCTCTGCCTCTCTATTTGTTGTAGCCGTCCTAATCGTTGCATCTCGACTAATCTCTGCGGCGACTTTTCTCTCAATATCCTGGATAATTGAACTCCCAGGGACGTCTTTGAGGTCTTTAAGCTCCAAGTTAACCAACTTTATTCCCCATTTCGGGAAAACCATTTCAACTTCTTTAGTAATAGCTGCATCTAAAGACTGACGATTCATATAGACATCAAGTATTGAATGCTTTGTTGTGGATGTTCTCCCGATGCTCTCTAAAATTGCCCGGAGGTCTTCAGCCAAGGCCTGGACATCAAAACCAACTTGGCTAGAAATCGGAGTCAAAATCAACCTCTCCCCTGCCAGCGAAACATCATCTATGTTTACAAAGCACATCATGTCACAAGCAAATTTCGCCATTTCTTTATCGTTTAACTTAATATCGTTAACTGGGATTGCAATATTGGATAATGGCAATTTGTTTAACTTTGTGATAAAGGGAACTACCCAATACGAACTTCTTTTTTCTCTAGTTGAGAAAATGTCCTTTTTGTTCCCCAAAATTCGGATATGTGCTTCGTTGACAGGGACAACTCTATAAAGGCCAACCATCCCCCCTAGAATGTGACGTAGAAAATAACCCAAAACCAAAGCAACAACAACCAAAAGACCAATACCCATTATCCCCCCCCTTTTTTTGTTATGTCAAAATCACCTGTCCCAAAACCTCTTATCTGCCCCCATACACATGAGGCTTATTGATGCTCGCCTTCCTCACCTCAAACCATCTCATCTGGCCCATCACCCAAGAAAACTCTCCTATGGCCACTGATAACCATTCGTTGTTTTTCTTCTTTCAAAATCCTTAACCTGTTCTTCGTAAAATCCATCCCGCACTTCTTAGAACACGTTTTACGTTTGCCCCAACCGTACCCCTGTTTAACAAAAAATTCTTTGCCGCAAACCAAACACGCTCTAACCATGATCTACAATGCCTTTCTTTCGCCCGTAAATAGGCCAACCTTGAAAAATTTTGTTTCTCCCCACTACTTGATTACGATGTAAGGGATTTCGGGGTAAATCGCTTCAAATAGATTCTTACGGAGAATCCAATCGCTTGTTGAAAATCCCTTTGTTTCATGAACCTCTAATTTCCCATCTTTGCGCGTAACAGAAAAATCTGGCTTATGACATCCAACCAAAATTCCATTTACCCGCAATTCATACTTCTTGGCATACTCAAAGTCTTTAATATCGCCACTTTTCTTTAACATCTGGAGTTGCTCACAATACCCGCATTCCAACCGGCTAGGATGGCTATGTCCCAATAGGCACCGCGATCTTTTTGCTCCGTACTTATGGCGATTGAAGAATTTGTTTTTCATCCCTTGGCGGTTTTTAGATCGTTGACCGCAAACGGTTAGATTTATTGAAATTACTCTTGCCACCCAGCAATCGTCCCGCCAACCAGCTTCCTAACTGCTTCTACCCTCTCATCTTTAATCTCGGATTTGATAAGTCCTATTTGCTTTTTGGTCTCTAAACAATCAACCTCAAACCGTAAAACAGCCTGCCAATACCTACGCTCTTTAATATCCGATATGTTTTCTAACCCATGATCTTTCGCATTACCAACGCAATAAGCCCTTGCGCGTTCGGCCTCAACATTATGCGAATGTTCAGAGCCGCCCCACTTCCAAAGCAAGAAGATTTTCTCCTTTTGGTCTGGCTTCATTACTATGAATGACTGAAAAGTTATTCCTTTTTTGATTAAATAATCTTTAAAATTAATTCCGGTGACGAGGTACATAAGGTTTTTTCTCCGCTAAAACTGGGAATTTTGAAGCGAGTTCAGCCTGTTCTTGTGTTACGCCAGGTGGTCCATCCTTACTTGACCATGTGAGAATCGTATGATAATGAGACTTATATTTAGCCCCCTTCGACCCTATATAGTTATTAAGGCGCTCAATATAATCTGCGGTTTTTTCTGGGCCTAACCTCTGAATGAGCTTTTCATGTTCTTCTGGGGTTAAGAACACATGGTCAAAAAATCTTTCCTTTACAACCTTTCCCCCCATACCCCCCTTTTCTTTATCTTTATCTTGTTCTTGATCTTTATCTTTAGCCCCTCCTGAGGGGCTCTTGAGGGGCTCATGAGCCCCTGCTTTTTCAAGGATATTCAAAACAGACTTATGGGCATTGTTATTGGGGTTAAGTTCTCCATACTGAAAATCATTAAAATCGGCAATCAGCCATCTCTTCCCACCATCTAATTCCCTATACTGTTTTATAAAGACTTCGCGAATTTCCTTTTCATTGAGAGGCCCACAAAATATTGAAGCATATTCAAAATCGACATCCCATATCCCTGCATGATTGCAGTTATCTAAAATAAACTGCCAAAAAACCTTCTGATCGTTACTTAATGACCTAAACCACTTCTTTTTCCACTTATCGGTATCAGTGAATCTCTTGGCCATGCCATGCCTCTGTAGGACTAAATTAGAAACTTTTAATGGAAAATTTAAAAAAAATTACAGGTTTACAACTTCGTACCAAGCTAATCTTTGATTCCCTTCTTTCCAAAGACCGCGCATAATGCACTCTTCATGGGATAAGCGACGCACCCTACCCTCTTTAGCCCATTGCCTGACCGTCCTTGGGGCTCGAGTGTAGCCGATCTTAAGCCCAATCTCCGTTGCATCCACGCTTGAGAATGGGCCGAAAACATGCCTTAGGCGACCCTCCAAAACCTCTTCTTTTGTTAAAAACAGATCAACCGTCATACTCCCACCTCCTCATTTGGTTCTGGAATCCAACACCCTAATTCTGCACTTGCCCAAACTCGCACCTGACTTAAAAATTCCTCCATTTCTTTAGTACTCAATTCAGTTGTGGACTTGGTTCTTTCAAACTCCTGCGGGCCATTATTCGTGTTCATGATTCCGAAGGTTTTTAAGAATTTGTGTTTTAAGATTTCGTGCATCTCTTCTCTGGTAAATCCTGTATGCTCGGAAAGAATTTCAACGATTACGCCCCAATAGTAGCGGTTCTGAGAATTTGATCTTTGCTTCTGAAACGGCCTGCCGCATTTTTCACATTTGGATTGCATAAATCACCTAAATTGCCAAAGTTCTCTCCGAGAAAAACTCAACCCCAGGAACTTTAATTTTTCCTTTTCCATTCCGTGCCGTCTGACCTAAAAGCTTTTCATCCACAACAAGGTATTCTCTGGGGATAAGAGATTCATCGACGATGCGGAATTTCCAAATTTCACGATATGACTCATTCGCGGCCTTTTCCACTTGAACGGGGACAACCGGGGTGGGAACATAAACCTCCTCGGCCATCTGACGCTTTTCTTCGGCCTTCTCAGCATTGCCTTTGGCTTCCCATTTCTTGGCTTGTTCTTCGAGTTCCCTTTTCCGCTTCTCCTCGGCTTTACGAGCTTCTTCTTGTAATTTCCGCTCTTGCTCAAGCCGAATGCGCTCTTGCTCCGTCGTATAGGCAACACAAGCAGTCTTAACAATCTTCTCAGCCTCCGCGAGATATTCCGTTGGCTTCCGAAATAAATCCATGATTGCAGACTTAGCAGCATCAAGCGGAGTTGTGATTCTTTTGCGCTCTATCTCCAAATCCTTAGCCTTCGCTTTAATAATCTTCAACGTCTCGACGGCGGCGTTGTACTGCTCTTGATTTTTGATTACAACCAGCCGCGCATCGCTCAACATGGTTTCTGTTTCTTTCAGTGCCTCATTGGAGCGACTCACATCAATCGGCTGTAAATTAATTCTGTTGTTAGTTGCTACAATCATCCCGATCTCCTTTAATTAATCCCTTGTTTAATTTCCAGTTGTAGGCTTGCACCAGTCCCTTAAAAACATGTTCATCCGTTCGGTCTTTATGCTCGATGATGCGGTAGTTATCTGGCTCAACCTTGAGTGTCCAGCGAAACTTTATCTTGATATTTGGAAAATTCTCTTCGACAAGGATTTTGTAAGCGGCAGTTTGTAAAGCGGTGGCTTTTTGCGGAACACCTGTCTTTATGTCGATAACCCCGCCCTCTTTGGTTCGGATAATCCGATCTATCGTCCCAGCAAGATTCCAGAGTCTGGATGAGAGGGGTATTTCGACCGCAATAATTTCAGGCTTAAAATCATTAAGGAATTTCTTCCAAGCATTAAGCCACGGATTCCATGCCGGATCATATTCCCCCAAGTCCCCTTGGTCATATAACGCATACAAAAGGTGTACATTGGTGCCTCGATCACGGCAGGTTCTTAATATGTCCTCGTGGACAAAGGACAAATCAACAATCCCAAAATGATTGAGAATTTTGGTTACGCCTGGGATTTCACGTCCCCCTTGATAATATTGGTGAATCCCAGGCTTGAAGATTAACTCAGGCGTGGACATAGTTCTCCGCGGCTTTGCAAATTTCTTCGTATTTTTCTTTGGTCACTTCTTTGGTAGTGTTGAAGTTGTAGTTGTAAAGTAACCACTGCTGAAACTGATCCTTGCTCATCCCAGCACCCATAGCGATAGCGAAGAGACGTTTGGCTTGTGGTTCGCTGATTGCATTGGGATGATGGCCGTTGCCGTTCCCGTTGCTTTTTGGCTGTGGCGGAGGTGGAGATTGTTGATGACTAGCACTTGTATCTTCCGCCTTGGCTGTTGAAGTGTGAGAGCTTGTTTCATTGCCAGTCATTTCTTCGGCTGGCGTAGGTTTAAATCCAGCCAAAACAACGACCCAAGCCAAAACATTGCGAAGGGCCTTGGCACATGCCCTTGTTTGTGCCATGCTTCGGAGTTGAAAAAGTGGGACAGGAACATCTCCAACCTTCTCCTTTTTACCGTTTATGTATTCATATTTTGCCCGAGTTGACCACTTCTCCTCATCATTAAGGCACATGGCATCTGCTGATGAAATAACCATGCCGTCCGAATTTCTAATGACTTCAGCGGTAGCCTCGTATCCTTTTACCCCCCCGAGGTCGATTAGTTCTGTTTTTGTGACCTTTGCCGTCACGCCATAAAAACGACCAACAGTTTGCCAATCTTCAAACTCAAGATACTGCTCGTTATTAATCACAACAGGCTTCTTTTTTTGGCTTACGACGGTCATTAATGCTTTAGCCGCATTTTTTGCTTCTTCCAAGACCGTATTAGGATCGCGTGCTACCGTTATGCCGCCAGTCGATGCCACTTCAATGATTTCGTTATTCATAAGATTGCTCCTTTGTTTTATTGTTTAAGTACTTCCACACTGTTGCTGTACTGAACCCTAAAGCATCAGAAATTGCTTGGTATGAATTGCCTACTTGCCTCATTGACTTAGCTTGTTCAAGAAATGGTAAAAACTTTTTTACCTTTAACCGGGGAAGAATATCTTTTTGACCATGACATCGGAGACATAAAGTTTGCAAGTTTTCCATTGAGTTGTTTTTACGATTTCGGTCTTTATGGTCGATGGTAATTGGGCGTCCAAATATTTTCCTATGCTCATCATCCGTCATGAAGCATTTGATACATTTATAGTCATCTCGCCTTAAAACATCCCCACGCGACCCACCAGCGCTATAATTAGATGCGCTAGAAAACCCGTGCTTTAAAGCGAACTTCCTGCGTTGATTTCTTTGCCAAGATAATTTTTTTTCCCGCACAGTTATATACGATTGGCTCATTGAGGGTGATGCACTTCTCTCCTGTGTCATGATTTCGTTATTCATTTGACCCTCCTTGTTTAGTAAAGCATTCACCGCATATACCGTTGCCGTCAATGCACTGAATGGTTGTGATCTCGTCTTCACAAATTAAGCAGATATGGACCCGTTCGCAGTCACAACGTGAGCAGTATTTACGAACATTTAGCGACTCCATCAGATCATGATTTCTCACAATGTGATTCCCGCTTCCGGGCAAAGGTTGCATATCTACCCCCAATATTTGTTTGGTCATTTTTAAGAGGTCGAGCATTTATTCGGCTCCTTCGGCTTTGGCAATGGCTTCCCGTGCATCATCTAAAAACCGTTTTTCTTGAGTTGTTAATCCAGGAGTATTCCCAAGCATCCTTGCTACACCCCTAGCAATTTCCAGCAGCTCAACCCCCAATTCAGGATGATCTTGAAACTTTCTAATCAGTGACCCCGGCGCTCCTTGTGCGATTACGTGGTTCATTAAAATTCCTCAATAGAAACAGCTCGACTAATGCGTTGGACCGTAGAAAGCTGAACATTCCCTTCTTGAAACTCAACGAGCCGGTCAACGAGAACGGATAATTCATAACTATTTAATGTGACGATTGCTCGATCAGCAAATTGATCAACTTTCTTTTGGCTAAACAAACCATCTGCGGTTTTTTTCATTTAGATTTCTCCTTCGGCTTTTTCAATGTAGAAAGTTTCCATCCCCCCAAGGCATGGCGTATAGCATTCAATCCATCGACCATCTTTATGACGATATAATTCGCATGGATTATTTTTGACGCTTCCCCAAGCATTGGGGCCATCAAAAACAACTTCTCCAGCACGAAACATCTCAAAAAATTTCAACATTGGTAAATACTCAGGATTATTAATCCTCTTCGCCTTACGAGGAAGATCTTCCCCCGTTATGCCTTCGTATTTTTCTATTGCGTTCATTTTTCACCTCGATATTTTGCGAGATATTTCCGCGTAGTTTTTGGTAATGGTTTGCCTTTCACTAAATATGAAATTCCTGCATTCCAAGCAATAATTCGATTTTCTACAGTGTCTTTTATTTTGTAAGCCCGAAACATGGCTGGAATTCTAGCCAGCATGTACCATCGGGCAATTTTTTCATTGATAGCAGGGTTCCAAAGGGAGGACATTTGGTAGGGGGTACTGCGGTTGTAATTATTCCATTCTTGTAGTACAATTGGTGTGATCTGAAAGAGGCCCCTGCTATCATCTGCTTTATTGTGAGCCAACGGATTCCCGTGGCTTTCAATCATCATTATTTTTGCCATATCAATTTCATCCGCACATGCCATCTTCTGGCAACCGCCAACAAACAGCACCGCAAAAGCTAACACCAGACACCCCATCAAAAGCCACGACGAATCATGTTGTTTTCTATAAAGATTCGCGTTGTAGCTTTTCCCTGCCTCCATCATCAGCTTGTAGTCATTTTTATAATCGGCGTTGACTTTCATTGCCCCTCCTAGTTAATCGCTCCCATTTCCACCATGCGTAGAATCTCAGAAGTTTTGAATCTGAATCCCCTCTTCATAAACGGTGGTCGGTACGTTTTAACTCCAAACTTTTCCCAACTAAGGTGTGTCTTTTTAGCCGAGCGGTAGCTAATGCGTAAATATTCCGCCGCTTCTTCGAGTGTCAATAGTTCGTCTTGTGGTTTAATCATCAAATCCGCTCCACTTCTTCTTGGACGACTTTGATTTTTTTGACTGCATCTTGAATCATTACTTTAAGGTCTTCGCGGGCCACGGTCTTGTCGTCAATGCCCTCAAGGATTATTCTTTGCAAATCCATCTGGACTCCAAGCAAACAATAAATTGCCTCTGCCTTTACTGAACGCCTGCCCGATCCGCACCCCCCCATTTTTACTCCTTATCGTCTCTTTCAATGTTTCGATCAAAAGTCATAAGCTCGGAAATATCCAACCCTGTAAGCAGGCAAACTTTTTTCAATTGTTGCCAAGATGGGTGCCTCGGGTTGTCTTTATCTAGCCACATGGAAATTAAGGATTCGTCTACCTTTAATTCAGTAGCTAATTCACGTTGAGTCCATCCCTTCAATTCGAGCCACTGCCGCAACTTCTCAGTGAGTCTAAATGCGCCTTTTTCTACTATCATTTTTACCTCTATTTTTTATCCGTTTTTGGGATAATTCGTTTTAAAAAAAATCGCTTCTTTTGAAGCTAACCAAAGTATATCCGTTTTTCGGATATTGTCAAGCGTTTTTTTACAACATTTTTGAAATCTAAATTTTTAATCACTTTATCCGTCGAAAATATCCCATTTTGGGAAATTCTAATTATTGCAAAAATTACATTTTTTGATAAATTATCTGTAAAGTTAAGATTATCCTCCACAAGAAAAAAAGCAGTTTATTATGTCCGCAATGACCATTGGAGAAAGACTAAAAAGGTTGCGCGAAGATCGCGACATCCAACAAAAAAAACTAGCCAATCATTTAGGGGTTGGACAAGCAACTATTTCCCAATGGGAATCAAATAGACAAGAGCCAAACCCTAAGCAGCGCAAAAAAATTTGTCAATATTTTGGAATTACCGAAGCCGAGCTTTTTTTAGGCCCGGAAGACATTGCATTATTAAGGAAAGGGAACTTTAACCCACTCCCCCCAGAGCCGGACTCCCTCGTCCTCTCCTGGGAATCAATCTATGACCTTACCCCCGAGGTTGCGAAAAAACACACAAAACTTAAGAAAGGAAAGGTGTCTGTGTTTAAGGTACAACTTGGGGATTCAAATAATGAACCAGAATTCAAGGTAGGGGATATTTTAGAGGTAGGCTTTGAAGCAACAATTGAGGACGGGAAGTACTACATCTTACGCGACAAAAAGCTTAAAATTCCTATACTTAGACAACTAAAGAAGTATGGTGACAAGATCATTTTGCGGACAACCAACTTAAGCGTGGAGGATGAATTTGATCCCAAACGTTTTGAAGTTATCGCAAAGGTACTATCACATACGCCTAAGACGCGCAGCTTGGAATAAAAAGAAAAGGGTTCTCCGGCGCCGGGGAGTTGAATAGAAAGCACCTTTAGGTCAGTCAGATATAGATTGAAACAAGGTCAGGGATAAGTGGAAGGGCACTTTTAGGACAGGATTTTGAAACACCTCAATAAAATATCATTTTTAATCATCGCGGTGTCGGTTGGGTATTATTTTATGTGGTATGTCCCCAGAAAGGAAAATCTCGAAACAGAAAGTCGCCAATCGGCCAAAAATGACTTAACCATCTGTTATGAATGGGCCCACACAGAATATCAAAAGTCATGGAGCGAAATGTGTAAATCATTATCAAGATATCATGAAATTAAAAGGCACGAATGCTCCGCCACTCTAATGTCTTTATCAACCAATCCACAAACTCAATATATGGCACAATCACTCTGCTTTTCAAAATGGCCTCAGATAGAGAATAATCCAAATTGCGAGTTGTTTAATCCGCATGCACAAGAATTAAACACATATCTCGAAAACATGAAAAATGAGTGTCAGAGAGTTTACGCGATCAATTCTAAATGATCAAGAAAGGATTCCCAGATCACTAAGAAAAAGTCCGTGGAGAGGATTAAGAGGTATTAGCGTATTTGAAAGAGGCTACTTGCCTCTCAATGAAAAGGAGGGCCGCATGCTAGTAGAGATGCTGACAGCCCTCTTCTCATCCTAAACCGTTCCGGGTTTAGGGGTCTGGCAAAGCAGGAGATTTTATGGTAGAAAATTGGCTCGAGGTAATTTTAACAATACTTTTAATTATTTTACATTCGTTAGGAATATTATTAATATTGCCGAAATTAAAAGGGGCATATCCAAAGGCATTTGAAGTACTAACTTCAAAGAAAAAATGGCTATTTCAACCAGAGCGAGTATATATCCTAATTTCGTATTTAATAATTTTGATTCTAAATTTAATGATTTTTGCGACATTTCAGATGGATATTTCCCCAATGTGGAAGTGGAATATTTCGTTTTTTGGTCTTCTATTTTTAAGTCAATTTACTATAAGATTCTTTATACGACTATTCTGGGCCCCTTTTTATAATGAAATTTCCAAAGGATTAAAAAGCATTGATAATAAATAATTCTATCACAATGCAACTGAGTTGCAATAGGAATTATGGCTTCAATTTACTTAAGAGGCAATATCTGGTGGGTGTCTTATTATGAGTCTGGACGGCTTATCCAAAAAAGCCTAAAGACTCGCGATCCAAAGGTGGCTAAGTACAAACGGAATGAATTTGAGAACAAGTTATCAATTGGCGATTCTCCCCTGCCCACCAAAAACGCTCTGATCAACGAAGCAATCTTGGAATATTCAGAGGATTCAAGACACAGAAAAACCCCTAAAACCATAGCTGACGATCAATCCAGGCTTAAGTCTTTTTCTACGACAATGGGCCTTACCTTTGTTAATCAAATCACTGAGCAGGGGTTATCAACCTTTATCCAAAACAAACTTGACTCAGAGAAGATAAACCATACCACTGCCAACCACATTATTAAGACCGTAAAGGCATTTCTGAGCTTTTGTATCAGAAAACGCCTTATCCACTCTAGTCCGCTCGCTTACATGAAAAAATATAAAGTAGAACGTAAACCACCGCGCTACTTGTCCAAGAAAGAGATCGAGAATATTTTGGACTCGATCCGTAAACACGAATTATACCCGTTGGTTATGGTGGCACTTTACACTGGAATGCGCTACGGGGAAATCATTAATATTAAATGGAAGGACATAGACCTAGAAAACAATACTATAACCGTCCCCAAGAGCAAATCCGGGAGATTTCGTGTTATTCCGATTCACGATAGGCTTAAGCCCCTATTGACTAAAAACACGATCCCGTTTAAGATGATGGTTAATTATAGGGCTCTACGAAGCCTCCAGGCGGCTACAGGACGCAAAGATATTGGTTGGCATACCTTCCGGCATACCTTCGCTTCACATTTGGTCATGAATGGGGTAGATATTGTGACAGTTTCAAAGCTTTTGGGACATTCGAGGATTGAAACAACGGTGATTTATAGCCATCTTTCGGACGGCCATGTGAGGGATTCCATTGACAAACTCAAAATTTAATTACAATTTTAATTACAATTTCAATACGCCATCGACGGCAAACACGCCTAAAGCATCATTCTTAGCAGGCAGTTGCATTCAGCCACTCTGCCACCTCTCCAAATCGTCGAGAACTATAAATTTCAGTGCGTTTCTCGTCGTATTTCACGTGAAACGAAGGGGGAATTAAGGGGAAAGAACCGATTATTAATGGGAACGGCTTTAATTACATTTTCATTACAGTCAATACTTACAGGTTTCAAAGACTCAAAAGCATAGCAAAACCTGAGTATATTTTCAACTAGAATAACAAAGGAGAAGAAATGTCAAGTTTTGAAACTTATGAGGCAATTCGGGCACTATTGGACACCCAGGCTGAATTTAGGGGAAGACTTGAAAAGATCGAAAAAGTTATTGCCGAAATAAAGGAATCAAGAATCAAAGAAAAAGAAATGATGATTGAATTGAGGAAGAGATATTTAAAAACTAGCTCAGAATAAAGGGATAAAGAATTAATCCAGCGTTTAGGATTAAACAAATAAAGCCTTCTTCTGCTGCGGCTTCTACGGGATTCTTGTACCCCATCCAAATTGACCAAAGACCAATCCCAACGTGAGGGACAAACACCGCCCAAGCAGCCCCGCCTAAAACGATTGTCATAATCAGCCCTGACAACAAAACTCCTAGCGCATAAATGAGCCTGCGGGCAAATTTATAATACCCTCCTACCCCTTTATCCCCATACCCCATGCTGAAGCCAGTAATTAACGCAGGATAAATTGTGAGCATCCAGGGACTCCATATCCCCCGCCACGCACAAAGGCCGTTAACTGTGCAAGCTAATATAAATGATGCCAAAAATCTTCGACGCCATTTTAAGCTTCTGCCTCCAAGCATGTAGAGAAGGCAAGAAACTGAAAGTCCGATGAGTCCCACGAAAAACTGCCAAACTGTCAGATATTCATTCATGGCTTTTTCTCATGCCGAGGTTTATTGACGTAATCCACACCGAGAAATTTTTCTAATGTACGAAATCGACTTTCAATTTCGTGCACCTTTCCCCACAAGCTGTCAGCATTGTAATTAAGCCGGGTCACTGTATAAATCGAAAAAAATATCAAAAACACGATCACTAGAAATAAAGCAAACCCGAGCACAAAATCAATCATTTCAGAATCCATTCGGTAAAAATGTTTTTCCTTACATCATCCCCAAAGACAAAATATTCCCACGTCTGCCAAACAAAAACAAAGAGCGCAAAAAGAATGATTAAAATTTTCTTCATAATCTCTCCAATGTGAACATAGTCACATCCCCGCAAATTCCACGGACACCCTCCTTCTCATCTGTCCAAATGCGAGGAGGCTCGTTAATTAATTTTTTCGAGGGCTCTCCGCAACTGATTGATACGATCGGCATTACGCATAATGCGATCAACAGTCCGAGACGAAAGCGGATGTTGTTTTTGTAGTTGTTCATTTTCCCTGAGCAAACGGTCAATTTCATTTTGTTTCGCCTCCCTCCGGCCCGGCATCCATTCGGCAACTTTGCCGAAAAAAGTCCCCCAGCCAGCCATTAGACACCCGCCTTAAATACTGAAACCCCTGTTTCAATAGCAAGATTGATAGTTTTTTTGCTGATTTCTTTGCCTGTTGTGATTGCCAGCATTTTTAATTGAGTTGCGAGTCTTTTGCGCTTCTCCTCCCCGCTAAGAGTCGAATCCTTCTCAAGATCACTGACCATAGCGATGATGTCCTGAGAAGTTGTGCCGATCTTGCCAGCCAAATAAATAAGGAAGGCCGATAAGAAGGCAGAGAAAAATCTGCTAATTAAAATTCTAAATAGGTTTACCATTCCCACCTCCGCTTGTTTTACTCCCTAAATAAAACGATACAGCCACCATTACTAAGGTATAGAGTGGCTCCTTTACCTCTTTTGTAAGAAACGACATGACACAAACCGTAGCAACCAGCATAACAGCCAACCAGCCCCGGATTGAAACCCCAAATATCCTAGACTCATCACTCATCTTTTAAGGCATCCAGTATTAAGTTAAAATCAAACTCAAACCCAGCCAGCATTCTCTCAAGCTCGTCAATAGTGTTTGCCTTGCCGTCCGAATCACTAATCTTCTTAATGTTTTCCCTGCAAATCTCGATAATTTGTAGTCTCAAAAATTCGTTCATTGACCTGTCAATGCGTCAAGTTTTGCCCATGCTGCATCCAGCCTTTTCTCAACATGGCCTAACTCTCTGGCAAAGTCCTCCTTACTGACATAGGTTTTGTTTACAGATTTCATGTCAATACTTAACTCATTTAGTGATTTCTGGGCGTTTTCAAGGATATTGGTAATCTTGGATGCCCACCATACAGTGGTTACGATGTGCCCAATAAGCCCAACCCCTAGAGTTGCCAAGCCTATGACTAGTGCTAAATCCATTTAGTCCACCTTTATTGGATAATCATTACTTTGCTTCCCCCGCAGTACTCTGACCCGGAGGGGGTAAAATTACCGCCGAAGCGAGCTTCATTGGAAATGCGAGCCTCATCTATCCAGCCATTTATAAATTCACTGGGAGTTGTTTCATGGGCTGCTCCAATTAGAAGCCTGTTGGCTGTATTGGGGATAGTCACTGTGTCTGTGATATCCGTACCAAGCTGGGTACCATCAACAAAAAATCTCCAAGTATTCCCAGAGCGGACAAGGGCTATGTGATACCAGGTGTCCAAAGATGGTGTCCAGCTTTTCGATAGCAGAGTTTGCGCCGAGCTTGTGTAACTTATAAATCTTATCTGATTGCTAGTATTAAAATAATAAAATACCCATCCATCAGTTTCAGCATCGTTAATTTGGGAGAAGAATTGATTTATAGCTGCGAAGGCGGCAAACCTTACCCGAAAATCTATGGTAAAGGCTCCTGTCCCCCCGCCCAACTGCCAGGCAGCGTTATCTGCACTTTCTAGATAATCACCTGTCCCATCAAATAAGCCAGAAGCTCCGCCGAACACGGATTGGGCCGTATCTATTTGTGCGTTTCCTGCTACAGTGACGGTTTTCGGACTGGGAGACGAATCCGTGATCGTCGTCGACCCGTCCGTGCCATTTAAGTGCAGCATTAACTGCGTGTTGGTGTCACACGCAGCATAAGCAAACTGACAGGAAAAAAATAAGAGAAAAAATGATAGTAATAACTTTTTCATTAGTAGCTCTTTCGTTCTCCGTTAATTGTGATGACTAAATTTCCTGGGCTGGATGCAACAGTTCCGATCCCAACATTCCATCCGGCATCGGCCGCAATTGCGGTGTCCGTAAAGGTGAACGTTTCTCCGTTAGAATCACATGTTTTTTGCCCAGCAATATTTGTACAACTGGCGTAAGCCGAATTGCATTCCTGGGGAGTTACAACTACAGTCCCGGTGTCTGTATAGCACTCGCCACTGGTGACGGTAAAAGCCCGCCCGAGCTTAAACCTAATAGCCTTATTCGACACTGGTTCGATAACTGGAATATTCACGGGAGCAAAAATATCCCCTCGCACAGCACCATTAATATCTAATTTCACGCCTGGGTTTGTGGAGCCTATCCCGACGTTTCCCCCAGAGGTCATAATGTGGTCTGTAGTTCCATCGTCGTTGGAATCGAATTGAATCCCACCAGAATTGGATTCAATCATCTTTCCACCCAAATCTAAATCGGAACCGAGTGGATTTGTGAGTCCTCCCCCACTATCGAAACTTCCACCTGCAAAAGCTAGAGTGGGGGCCAAAACGATAAGCAAAATTAAAATTTTCTTCATTCCTCTCTCCTTTGTAGTCAATAAAAAAGCCCTCAAGCGGACATTTCGTCCACCTGAGGGCTGTGTTTTACAGATGCCTCAAATTTATTGCGTCTTAATCTACCCTATGGTATATTCCTCTCATGATTAGGGTACTTACTCTAATATTGCTTGCTGCTTGCCTTTCCTCTTGCGTCACCGCCTCTAAGCTCAATTCTATCCATCTCGGAATGTCCAGGGACGGGGTTATCCAAAAACTAGGCTCACCTAATTCCGTTTATGCCGAATCTGACACCGAAATTTTAGAATATTTATTCATGCCTAGAGCTTATTCTGGGCTTCTAAACAAAGAACAATATTGGGTGATGATCCGCGACAACAAAGTCATTAAATACGGTCATTATCGCTCCTTCCCCAACACTAATGACGGCCAGATTCAATTTGAAACAAATAATATCCTTCAAGTCGAAAACAACACTTTAAACCAGTTTGGGGAGCCATATACCCCATGAGTATAGAACTTTGGGTAGCAACAGCATTTAGCTTTCTTAAGCTCATAATCATTGTCGGACTTTTTTGTTGGTTCATGTTCAGATTTTTAAGAACAAGAGTCTATACATCTATCAATCTTTTTAAAAAATTCCACTGGATTAAAGCTATTTATTTATCGATCATAGCCTTTTTTACTCTTCCTCTCGTGAAAAAGGGTACCTTTTGGGTGCTCTCTGAACTCCCTGGGCAGAAAACTGACCAAACCTCCGAAGACGATTCGGCCCCTTCCTTGCGCGCTCCTTAAATCGGTAAAACTTTTTTGCAGATTCTTTTGTTATCTCGGCGCTCGCCCTACTGGCCAACCCGACCAATCCAGCTGGTGTATCAGGCTCTTTGCTTAATTTCAAAGCGATAATGTGATCTTTTATGTCATCAAAAATTTCATCTGCTTTATCGCCAAATAGACCCTGATACTTTTGCTTTATAAATTGAAAGTTTTTAGGATCAGATGCCCGCTGCAACTCATTTGCCATTGTATCCAATTTGATATCCGTAAGTTTGTCAATTTCGCGAGCCGCCACCAACGAATCAAGGTCATCAATAAACTGAACACCCGTAAAATCCTCTATAGCCTTCAGGGTACGTTTTTCTTGCTCTGAGAGCTTATGGTACCTATCTAGCTTTTTTTCCTTTATTAATGAATCGTTTATAAAATCATCAGCGGCGAAATTTTCTCGGGCTAATTGTCTGGCCTTTTTAATTCCTTTCAGCCCACCTTTTTCTGCATCAGTGTGCAAGGAATCCAAAATAGACTTTATCTCCCCAGATAACGATTTGTCTCTACCTCTTGCCCTGGATAAGGTGTTTCTAAAAAGATTCCACTGGAAAGGGGTAATTCCACTAACTCCTCTAGGTGCTTTGATATCCAGAGATTGATAAAACCCTAGAACGTTTCGCAAAACGGAATTCTCTGAAATATCGTTTTCTGCCATTTTTGTAGGTCTATTTTTAGCATCGAAATACCCAGATTTACGCAACAGTTTCCCCATCGCTCGTTTTGTTCTGCTCATTGGGATGATGGCACTTCTCCCTCTAAGTTTAGAAAATGCCTGTTCGTAAGCATCCTCTACTTGCCTATTCCTAGTTTCTATTCCAGAAAGGATTCGCTGATAAATTGGGTCTGTAGAATCTCCCAACTGTTCACGAACGACATTTATATGATCAACGCCCTTGGTTTTAATTGATTTTATTGCTGAAGGCGCAATCCCCTTGCTTTCAGCAAATTTTTGGATTGGCTCAGAGAACTTTTTAATATTCTCCTGAACAATACTATAAGCTCTAGGCAACAACGTTGTTTTCACATAATCAACGCTCTGTTTAGTTGGTTCAAGAACTCGATCAATCCCCCTTGTTTTTATCCAAGAATTCATGTCATCGGTAATGCCAGTAATATTTTTTGCGGCAAACTTTCCGAATTTACCGACAAATTCACCACCCTTTTGAACTGCCTTCGCTCCGAATGGAAAAGAAAAACCAATCCCAGCACTTGTCAATCTGTCTTCGGTTGGTTGGGAATATGCTCCTGCGGTACCACCGCCTGCAACAGACGTTTTAAGCAATTCAGGAGCTTTCTTCAAAAATCCTGCCCCTTGAATAGATTTAAATAGCGGGTTTTTAAATCCACCCACTACGCCAGCCCCGTATGCCAATCCTTGCATTACTGGTGAAGTAGCCTTCTCTGGGTATTCAAAACCAGCTTTATTCATTAAATCTCTTGGGTAGTTAAGGGCAAATTGATTAATAAAATGTGCTGGGACAGTAAGGATATCTTTCGCTACCCCCCTCTCAAATCTTGAATATCTGTCCATAAACGTACCTGGCTTATAGAGAGTATCATCCTCTGGGCTAGGCAAGATAGGCTTTAAAAATTTTTCTTGAGGTTTTGACTCAGACTTCACCTTCCCAACTAAATCTCCATAAGCATCTGGATATTTTTGGGATAATTTACCAGCAATTGTCATGTCATCCAAGTCATTGTACTGCGGATATTTTTCTCGAAATTTTTGAATTTCGGCAACTGCCATTCTTGCTCCTTATCGAAGTCCTAACGGGTCATTTTGATTGTTCTGTGGCTGACCAAATCTTGTTTCAGGGTCGGATTCACCTAAAAATGTCTTATAGAATGTTTCCAGTTCATTAAGGGCATTCATAGCTGAATCAGGATTACTAAAAGCATTTGGAGCAAATTGAGATATTAAATTTTCTCTTTCCCCAGGACTAGCCGCTACGCCTGTTTGGATAAGAAGCCTTCCAGATAATGCTGCGCCCATTTTTCTATGAACATCTTGAGCGTTTTTATTGAATGGCAATTTCTTGCCAGGGCCTGGCAAATTCGATCCAAAAGCAACAAATCGTTTAAATGATTTGGTATCACCCTTAGGAAATAGAATATTTTTAATATCCTTTATATTTTTCAATGATTCTTTTGCTAAAGTAACTCGACCAGCCAAATCAGCCCCTGGCCCAGCAACAAGTTTTTCTGTGATTTTTTTCTGTCTCTCCGCCTCAGGATTAAAATAACTCTTTGGCCTAAATCCCCCAAACGTAGTTCGTTCAAAACTTTCGGGGATCAAAGTTGCTGGATCAACACCACCCGTCACGGGAGCTTGCGGAGTTGCAAAAGGCGTCATAGCTGCCGGATTTTGCAAGGATTGTCCAAAAGAAGGAGTGCTTGGGTTAGCATTTAAGGATGCCCCCATGCTAGAATTTCCGCCCATAACGCTTCCTATAGGAATTCCCATTCCGTCAAACACTTCTGCAACCTTGCCAAAGTTTATTAAATCCTCGTAAGGAGATTTAAATTGACGTTCAATCTGCGCCTTAGCCGTTGCCAATGCAATTGCATCCTCAAGCGTTTGTCTACGGTCTATCTTCTGGCGCGCATACCCCCCCAACGCAGACCCAATATCTCTAAATTGATCATTCATTCCTACCCAATCAGCCATCTTTTCCCCCTAGTTCATCATGTATACAGGTTGAGACATTCCCATTGGAACCTTACCGGGTAAAATACTCGTGCTCCCGGTGTTGTAAACACCAAATGGAGTATTTTTCCCATAACCATTAAACCCTGCACGCGCAAACCCCGGCTGTGATGGACTAAATGCTTGATAAATTGATAAGGCATCACCAAAACTAACTGGCGATTGAGCAGCACCACCGCCCGCTAAAGTTCCGCCAATGGAAGAACCCATTGCTGCGCCTCCCGGCCCACTGAATGAACCAGCGACGCCACCTAGCACTGAACCAATTAAAGCTCTTTTGGCGTTGCTCTGGTTATACTTTTGCATCGCATTTTGATAATCCGCTTGTGCTTGCATCAAGGCCCCTTGGTAACTAAGGTCTGCCTGCTTATTGGCCTGATTCATGCCAGTTTCTATAAACGGATTAATGATAGATTCGGGGGAAATGTTCAATCGAGAATTCAGGCTAGTCAATGCTCTTTGATTAGCTATATTTGACAAGTAGCTTCCAACGTCAAACCCAACTTGCCCTCTCGCCTTGGCAATTTGATCTGCCAAAAGCGGGGAATTGATTGTCCCTGACAGCGAAAGATTGTGTTTAATCGATCTCTCCAAATCCGGCATAATGTTTTGAAAATACTGATTACCTAAAGCCTGTTCAAATGAAGATGGCTGGAACCTGTCAAAATAGGCATTGCCTAAATTCAAGTCACTTAAAGCTGACTCCCTCGCTCCAAACCCTAAGGGTTGTTCACGCCTAGCATATCCCAACGCTTGCGCGTAAAGCTCCTCTGCGGTTGGCAACTTCGGTGGTGCAGGAATATTTATTGTTGGTGCTTTCTTGCCGCCAAATAAACCCATCTAAAACCTCCTAGCTTAGTGGAATCTCATATAAATAAATCGTTCCTGAATAAGTTGTTGCCCCATCTGTCGTGATAATTCTAAAGTCAGTCACAGTCGAAGCGCTCGGGTTCCAACTCCCCATGAACTCAGAATATCCATCGTTACCTGAATTTGTACGCCCCCAAGTAGTCCCTCGAACCGTTTGATGCTTTTGGTCGAGGGTTGATTGAGGGTAAATGTAAAACTGTAAAAAATAATAAGTGTCGGTAGTAGCACTAACCCCCGCAGTTGCATTCGTTTGGATATATGCGGCTGAACCTAAAGTAACGGCGCCATCCTGTGCAGTGCCTCCTAAATCAAACCCACGATAAATATATCCATAGGTGTTCGTTGAAACACCACTGTTAAATCTGATCCCAAATCCAGAGGTCGTTGCACTGGTTGCGGTAATCACTACATTAACCAAATAATATTTGGTGTTCGTGATTGAAATATCGGAACTAGCTGTAGCAGTCGAAACTGAGGTAGTTGAAACAAGCTTGTGAGTTGTCGTCAAAGTTGTTCCAGAAAGTTCCAAACCAGTTCCAGCCGTCAAAAAGGTAACTTGTCCAGCTGAATCATCCCAAAATAATATTCGATCTGCATTCGGATCGGTTAAATTGGCGGCTGTTCCCCCATTGGCAAGTGGTAGCTGACCCTGAACCGCCGTCGTTAATTTCAATTGCTCATACGCACCAGTATTGCCAGAACCATTACTAACAAAAGGATAATCAATTGTGCCTGGGTTTGTCCCAATCCAAGTAGAGCCGTTATATTGAACAATTGTCCCGCCAACTGCTCCTGTTATAGCTGGAACCTGAACAAAATCTGATCCAGTATCGAAATTTAACGTGTTATTGGCAGTTAAAAAAACAACCCGCCCTTGATTGCCCGCGGCTGGTAATGAGCCAAGAATCTCATGGAATCTAAACCCCCCTGCTGTGTCTGCATTTGTATTGTCAAGGCCACCGTTAATTTCGTTGGAAAGTAAATTCCAACGGAGATTTAGATTTAAATCTGTTAGCGTATCATTGGCGTTATATTGAGGCATGCTTACAGTCCCGGCGTAAGCCGAAGAACTAATAAGCAACAAAATTATTAATAATAACTGCCTCATTCACGTCTCCACGGTTTAAGCCTTGAGAAAATCGTGATTCTTTGCAATGTCACATTCGTTGACGACGCCCATTGCTGAACCATTACCTGCATTTTTTTGAACTCGCCATATTGGGTTAATTGAAAGGTTTTCCTGGCTAACCCACCATTCCCTAAAGTGGCTGGTAAAGTTACTGGCAATGTCAAAGAGTTTCCGGCTAGATTCACCGTACCAACTCTCTGCCAGCCATCGCTATCTAAATTCACAAAGACTTCCGCGTTATAATCTCCCGTAGCGTCAAACTCAACTTCCAAAGAGTCCAATTGTTTAAAATTTTCTGGATAATCAAAATCTATATTTTTGGTTATATAATTAAAAGCAATCCCAACAGAAGGCGTTGAGGCTGAATCTATCGTCCCAGGGCCTTGAGGCCAATCGCCAGCAGTTCCAGAAAAGCACTCAATAACGCGACCATCATTTGCGTCTATGTAAAAGAGCCTGTTATCAAAAACCACCCAATCAGCCGGGAACCATCCATCAATGCGATACCATCCATTGGTAATGAAATCATAAACAAAAACCGTATTATTAACGGTAGATGTTCCTGTAGGAACAGCCAGAAAATACTTGTTATTAAATAACGTTGCCGCAGCCTTGGAGATATGAGTCTTGTTGATAGTTAATATCCCGGTGCCATCGAAAACGTCTTGGATAGGGCCAGAAACTAGATTTAACAGAATCTTGTCAAATTCTGAGCGGACAAGACTACGAATAGCTATCGGCTCACTGGATAGGAACCATTGGTCATTCCCAAGACTTACAACCGAACGAGGGGCAATGGTGCCGACTACCGTTGAAACTGGCTGGACTGTCCAGTCTGATAATGGCGTTGACCCTGTGATGTCTAAAACAAATACACTTCGTTCCTTATAAATAATTAACTCATTAAGCCTGAATGGAACAACCTTCTGAATGGATTGCCCATCACCTGTGTTGATCTTGATGATGTCACCACTGCTGAAAGTGTCTGGGTCAAGATTATTCGAGAAGTATACCCAATCTGTTTCAGTCGTTGCCCCAGCCAAAAACAGATAGTTTCTAAGCCATGCCCCAGTTCTTGCGGTAGGTGGCGAAGTTGGATAGGCCCCTGCCGTAGACCAATGTGACCCGCTATACCATGCCGTCGAGTCAAAACCATTGAGAATGAACAGTAAATCATTGGCTTGAACAAATTCTGTATTCTGCCCGGCGGTAAGGGCATTTGATGGATTAGCCACTGTCCAGTCTGCGCTGGATGATAAAGCCCGAACAACCCTTGTGCCTGAGGCCGCAACTAAATATGACGTAGTGCGGTCAGGATCAAATCGACCAATGCCAACAAATGGAGTGCTTCCAACGTCTCTAGCAAATAAGGCTTGCCCCTTGCGCTTTGATAATCGGCCAGGACGGTTAAGCTCCACATTGACCATTGAAGCGCCCTGATTTGGGGCAATAACATCTGCAAGGGAATTAGAAACCATCCCCCCAGAAAAATCGTTGATCCTAACCTTAAGTAGGGCTTCCTGAGAAAGAGCGTTAGTGGCGGATAGCGCCGCTAGAGTTAACGCAAAAAGTAAATTTTTAATTCTTCTCATCGTCTATGGGCTTGCGCGAATACGCTTACCATTTTGTGTTGATATTCTGGGCCATGCTTCATTTGCTGATTGGTCAAAATCAAATTCAACGCCTCTTTTGCCTTATTCCAAACGAGCACTGCCCGTTCAGATGTTTCTTTCTCCTCTGACAAAGCATAACCAAGCGAATTGAGCGTCAAAAACTCATCGGCTTCAACAAATGGGTAATCGTAGTCATTGACCATTTTTCGGAATTTCTTTTTGTAAAGGATTCGATAATTGGTGACTGAATCGTCAGGGATTAGGCCTAGACGAAAGATTTTGTGATGGCCCACTCTGTCTTTTGACCCTAGATTAGCCAAAATATTGCTGGAAGCATCCGCAAGGGTGATATATCCTTCGCTGTCGCCAGACTTTGAAAAATGAAGAATCTTATAAAATGTCTTTGTCCCAGCCACATAGGAAGTCCCGGTGACCACTATATTTTCATAATCAACAATTGATAAATCAGAATCTACATATCCTTCTATACGGACAGTAATCCCAGAGCCGGTTTCAGAGGTAGAGCTTTTAGCCTTAACTGTGCTCCCACTCGTGCTGACTTGTTTCTTCGCCCCGGAAACCCCAATCAAATATCCAAAATTGACATCACCCTCAGTCGAATCATTGATATTGGCTAAGTTGTCCTTAGTGTATTCTTCCTCCGTTCTAATGGTGATCAGCTTGTCATTTGTGCGGTCCCAAAATAGTAATGGCTTGTCAAATTGTGGCGGCATCCCGTAATCTGCTTGGCCATCAACGGAGGTGAAATCATATCTCTCTCGAAGCTCAAGCCACCAATCATAGACGTTATAGAGAGTCTCAAGAGACAGATTCAGCCAAATGCCAATCTTTGACTCGTAATCCGAATCACCTGATCTCTGGGCCAACTTTGCTACGTTATCTTTTAGCTCGTCGAAGTTATACATTCATTCTCCAAATAAAAAAGCCCCCAATGGCCATTTGGACCATTGAGGGCTTGATTTTTAAGCTACCTCTAACTGACTAGTACGTCACAACAACACTCACAGGACTTGCCGATGCTGATAACGGAGCAAAGCTGATTGAAGATGTAATAAAATCCGTGAGATTGAGCGATGAATTTCCGGGCAATTGAATACTATCATCTGTGTCTTGGCGGCAACTTGCATCAACACTCCCGCCACGGATATTAACGCAGATACCATTAGCAGAACCGTTGTTGATCATAATATCCCTAGAAACATAAGGGAAAGTAATTGTATGCGCCGCCGTAACATTAACCCAGCTTGCGTAGACGTTTGTTCTCGGGGAGATTACATCGGCCTGCACTGGGTTACCTAACAGCAAAATAGCAATAATTAAATACACCCATAAAACTTTCATTGACTCCTCCTTTGAATAGCCTCTATACGTTCCTTCTCTAAAAGCTCATCATAATCCCATTTACAAACCCATTTACCGTCTCTTTTCCGTATTTTTACGTCTCGTTCAGGAAACCACCAACCGCAGATCACGCAATTGCGTAGCTGTCCTTTCGCCCACGGGGGCAATCTTCCCATTTTGATCCTCCCATCGCTGGTCTCTTAATTCTCCATAAAACAACCCTAAGAATAGAATCATTAACATCCCAGATATAGCGGTCTGAATTGTATAAACCCCCATTGCACAAACCATTTGGACAACAATCGCCAAGAACACTGAAGTTAAGAGCTTCGTCCTTTGGGCGTAAAAAAAATCTCGCAAGAACTTTCCAATCATCACCATTAAGAATAGGAATCCTGTTATGCCAAGCTCAAAGAGAGCTTCTACGTAATCATTATGCGCGTGCTCGTACCTATGGGCGAAGGTGACGTACTCTTGCGTATGCGGTGAAATCCTGATGAAATTGCCAAGACCAAAACCAAATAGAGGGTTGCAGTTAATTTCCTTGATTGAAATGTATTCAATCTTCTCTTTGCCATTAAGCCTAGAAAGATCAGCCTGCTTAATGATAGCCCGACCACTCAGGACTTGATCAATTGAACTCCGCCAAAGATTAAATCTCTCCGTCTTGACAATATCAGAGATTCTATTAAATCCTGAGATCAAACAAACCATCAACCCAAAAAACAATAAATAGACAGCCGCCTTACTCTTAAGTTTTATCGAAATCCAGAAAATTAAAAATACTACAAACCCAATCCATGCTGTTGCCGTAGTTGAGAACCAAAGTCCAACTAGCGTAAACGGTAAGAGATAGATAGCATTAAGCAGGACAATTGGTGCGGTCATTGCGAAGAATAACCCAAGCTGATTATGGCTTCCGGATATGCCAACAGTGTCATCTTTGTTGGGATTTCCCATTAAATTGAATATTGGGTCTAAATTTAAGGCTTGAAGTATAACCCAAACCCCCTGGATTGATACCAATACGAGAACGGCCCTAATTAAGGCTTTCCGCTGATCCTTTTCAAAGCGACTGATCGCATAAATTGCTAGGAAAGCCAAATAAATTTGTATTAAAGTAATCAAGGATTTTGGGCTTTGGTTGGCTACAACCATAGAGGAAAACAAGCATACTAGCCCAAACACTGAGAAACCTTTATTGAATTTCCAAAGAGCAATGGATAGCCCAATCATTAATAAAGACATCAATCCCAAAAACTGTGAATACCATACATCTGTTCCCTCTATTGGGATTAATCCAGCCAGAGGAACACCAAAAACTGAGAACCTTACTAGTTTAAATAAATTTTCTTTCATAAGAATGGAGGGGGATTTTACTCCCCCTCCGCTTCCATTCTTAGCTTTGATTTCCGACAATTGTACAATTTGGACAGAATTCAGGAAGATTTAAATTTCCCGTCGGGAAACTAGAGAAAGCACTAACCGTTGCATAAGAAGCAACCCTAAGCTTTCCGTCTGAATCTACCCATAAATAGTACGAGAAAACATCCCCTCTCTCATCTGGTGAAACCAATTCAATATAACCACGATTTCCAGTGACATCTAACCCGGTGACGCTTAGATTGGTAAAGTTAGATTTTCCGGCGTGGTCATACTGAGGGTTTCTGGCCGATTGAGCGAACGCCAATGTCGAAATAACCATCAGAGCTAAAAAGATTGACAATGCTTTTTTTGGCATGTCTACTCCCTCCTTTTAAGCCCCGCGGCTTCCGTAAGTGCCTTTCCAATGAGAATAACCAACAGAGAAGCGCATACGTGCCAGATGCTTAAGATTAGTAGAATCAAAGTCGGTTCCCCGGCGTAACGGACCTAAACGAACGCGCCAATAGAAATTCAACATATGATTCTCTTTTTCTGACAGCAAGTAAAATGCATCCGTGTCAGTCAGGTAATGGCTCTTGAAATACTGAAGGTCTTTAGACTGTAAAGCATTAACCTCGTTATTAGCAACATAAGGTTTATACTCAGACTTAATCAGCTCTTCAGCGGTATTCCAAAGATCAACCGGGATCAAGAGCATAACTGCCTTGGTCGGTTGTTTTAAGCCACGCTCATCAACGTATTTATCAATCGTGGTCAAGCCAGCCGTCAAGGATGTCACGGACAAATCAGCATCCGTAGTTGGCCTATTGGCTTGAGTTGATCCATCCAGCATTGGGTGGGCGGTATTAAATAACGGAACGCCATCAAGCCCATTAGTGGAAAATCCATTGTTAAACACGTTGAACGCTGTCGTCTCAACGGTATGCATAGCACTTTTATCAAGCGCCTTGGGAAGTTTGTTAAAGGTCTCAGTGGTGTAGAGATTATCTTCAACTGCTTCCTCAGTAATCTCATACCCCAAAGCATAAGTCTTGTGGGTATAAGTTTCCGCAATACCCGGCAGAATGGTGTCGTATGTAGCAGCGGCACCTTCTGTCTTTTCAGGCATTGCCCCGAACCCAGAAAGATAACTGTCCTTCTCGGTTTGTTTGGTTGAACTTAAAACATTAAAAACCTTGGAATACTCCTCGGGCCACATACTGGTTCCATCTAACCATATTTGGTTAAGATTGGCGTCGAGGGTATCCACTACAGTACTTGTATTAATAGGTGGCATCTATTCCATCCTCCTTATTTATTAAACGCTTGCAGCGGCACTAACGCCGAAGGCGCTTTCGTTAAACATGACGTAGACATCAGCATGCTCAGCCCACGAATTATCGGGGTCAGCAACTAAGCCGATAATACGGAACTGCAAGCCAGTACCTAAGTCACTGAAGTTAAGCTCATGTCTACTGCGTGCTGTCGTTGTATCACCAGCGCCAGCAACATGATCTGTCGTCTCGGCAATATCCTCAGAAGCAGGCGTTTGGCCAGTTTGAGCTTGAGCGATGAAAATTGCCCCGGGCAGCGCCA